AAGGCAGTCGATGCCGCATTAGCACCTCGCTTGATAACACCTTCAATAGTGAATCCTTTAGTATCACCACCGCCAGTAACTCCTGATATAACTTCTCCAGTAAAGAAGTAAGCAGAGTTGTTAGGTAGTATTACTTGGTTTGTTGTGCCTGCGGCAGATGTATCGCTTCTTAATGCAGTAGCAGTGGCATCGGTAGTTTGAACACCAAGAACCAATAATGAGGATTGGGAAATACCAAGACCACTTGCTACAGGGCTTATGCAAGCAGGAAAAGTATGTAAACCACCTATACTTCTGTTTGTTCCACTTTGACCACCGCCTACAAATGAATATGTACCATTAGATTGGTTTCCGTTACCGCCAACAGTGCTTGAACCAAAACCAAGTGCAAAATTACCAAGTCCACCCGCAACAACAGTGCCTGTGCTTGTTGCTAAATTTGTACCACCACCACCTACAAAAGATTGAGAGCCTGAAGCTGTGTTCTTTTGACCACCACCAACAAAACTCCAATCCCCACTAGCCACATTCCTATTAGCCGCAGTACCAGCATCACCACCACCACCGATAAATGAATAACTACCTGTAGCTTGGTTATTACCGCCACCAACTACTACTCCGTGGGGAGTAAAGAAAGATAGAGTTGGCGTTCCTGTAGCTGTAGCGGCTACAGATAAGGTTAATGATGTACCTGAAATTGCGGCTACATAGGTAGTTGGAAATGGAAGACCTGTGCCAGCGATTAACTGACCAACTTTAATGTTGGCATTACTTCCGCTTAAAGTTACGGCAGTAGAACCGTTTGTTACTGTAGTTGTTGCTTGTGTAGTTACGGCTGTACCACTTGTTCCAGAATTACTAACGCCACCACCAATAAGATTAAAATATCCTAATGCTCCATTTGATTGACCAGCAACAATTCCAGCAGCGTATTGACCAGCAGTATTTGCTGCCCCACCAGCAACTACAGCATATTGCGCAGATGCCGAACTAAAACCACCACTTAAAACACCAGCAATAGCACCTGTTACTGTATTGTTTATTCCACCACCGATAAAAGTATTTTGTCCTGAAGCTACTTGACTTGCCGCCCCTCTACTTGTCTGCCAATCAACAGCATTAGCACCCCTAGCATTACCACCTGCTGTAGTAGAGTCTGTTTGTTGGGCTTGTAGTGCGCCTGTGCCTTTTGGTTGGAGGACTAATGGGATGTTAGTGTCTGTTCCAGCGGAAAGTAATTTAGCCCCAAAGCCAGTAAGTGAGCCAGTTGTTTGTACATAATTGACTGCGGATGCTGTGTTAGTTACTTGGAACTGTGTAGCTGTCTGTCCAATGTTAACTGTGGGTGCTTGGATAGTAGTTGTTCCAAGCGAGCCTGATACCGCAGAACCAATGTTGATAGCAGTAGTAGAACCTGATAGTCCAGCCGTACCAATGTTGATTGCTTTGGTAGAGCCTGATGCTGTTGCACCAGCTTGAATATCTGTTTGTTGGCTTACTGTTGAACGACCAATAGTTTGTGTACCCGTTCCACTTGCACCACCAATAGTTAAAGTACCTGAAGTTTGGACTGAACAAATAACAGTATTACCAGTTGTTTGGGCTGATGCAAAAAGGGCTGATTGGAATGTTGAACCACTAAGATTTAAATTTCCAGTTGCCGCTATGCTACTAAATGTTGGACTTGTTGCCCTTACTACGCTACCTGTGCCTGTTTCAAATGAAAATGTTTCTGCACCAACACTCCAAGAGGCGGCATTGTTATTTGCGGTTGAAATACACCAAACTCGATATGAACCAATGTTTGAATTTGTATAAACAGTAGCACCAGTAGAAGTTTGAACGGTTACTGTATATCCTGTTGCTGTAACTGATGTTGCGTTAGTAATTAAAAAACTCCATCCAACAGCTAAAGTTGCCGTACTAGGCAAAGTAATAGTTTGATTTGCAGAACCTATAATCTGTTGCTGATAACCGCTTGTGTTAGTTAATACTAAAGTAGTAGCACTAGCAGTAGTTAAAGTTAATGGAGTTAAATCAGAAAATGCTTCAGCAGCCGTAGTAGCCCCTGTTCCACCGTTGGCAATTGGTAAAGCCGTTCCTGAGTAAGCTATTGCTAAAGTACCGCTAGTAGTAATTGGGCTTCCAGTAATGCTTAAAAAACTAGGTACAGTTGCCGCTACAGAAGTTACTGTGCCTGATCCACTAGCGGCTGGAACCCAACCAGAGGTGCTTAAAAGGTATCCAGATTCAACTAATAGAGGCGCAGGAACTTCCCCTTGAATGCCGTTTAAAGGAGCACTAGGGGGTGTAAAAGTTCCAAAGTCAATTATACCCGAATGCGGCGAAATCGACATTAAATGCTCTTAAGAAATTCTTCGTGCTTGGCTAATACATTTGCTTTAACCGCATTAGCCTCTGCCTGCGCCGCAGACGCGGCGGCAAGGGCCTCAGCAATTTCTTTAGCTTTAACGTCGGCTGCGTTTTGTGCGGCTTTGGCTGCGGCCTCGGCAGTTTTAGCTGCCTCTAACGACGCCTTGGTTTGAGACAAAGCATTTGTAATCTCATCTTTTTTTGCGTCAGCCTCGGCAATAATTTGTTTTGCATTTGCTGAGGCGTCAGACAAAATTCCAGACGCCACAACTTTTGCATCATTTAAAATATTTGCCGCTTGTTCTTTAGCGTCAGATAATTCCTGTGCTTTAGTTTGACTGTCTTTTTTAGCTTTCTCACGCAATGCAATAATTTCACTTGCTGGACCAACCAATTCAACAAACTTTTTTTGTTCGTCAATAGATGCCTGTAGCTCTTTTAATTTTTTTGAATACGCATCGGGGTTAGAAATTAACGAAAGCAAATCAAATAGTTGATTTGTGCCGCTATAAGACCCGTCAATGTTAGTAGTAATCATTAGCCTATTCCTCCACCAGCTTCAATAATTGCGAGGGTAACGGAGCCAGTGCCTGCCGTGCTAATAATGCGAACCCCGGTAACGGGGTAGGCAATATTGGCGTCTTTAGTTGCAGTTTGAGCGGTTAACGTTGGATGATTAGTCCAGTTGCCCGATGCGGCAACATAGTTATTAGCAAAAACATCATCAAAAGTGTATTGGACGGTGTAGGTGATGGTTCCGGTCACAGTTGCACCCAACGCCAAGTTTGTTGGCGCTATGTAGTTGTTTACTGGGCAAACGGGCGACGCCGCGCTTGCTCCAGAGATTGTAAAGTAAACTGGACGCATGTTATGTCCCTAATTAAGAGTTGGTATAGCCAGAACCATAGGCAGTAATTGTGCCGTTAGCATTGCGACCTGTGTACTGAATAGACAATGTGCCAGCAGAAGCAGCCTCAGCGGCTAAAGTTACTGTGCAGTCATATGCACCAACGTTAGCCAACAAGTTAGCCACGGCAGCAGATGCAGTAAAGGCTACAGCAACTTTACCTAGGGCGGTAGTTGTCAGTGTACCGACGGAGGTTGTTACACCGTTAACGGTTAAGCTGACCGCGCGCGAGGCTGCACCAACTACGTTTAAGTAGCCGTCAATTGAATGAATAATAGAACCTGCGGGAATTACTTCGGTTGCGGCTGCTGCAGCAACAATAGCTACCTGTTGTGAAATCATTGTGGCGCCAGTGGTGTCGGCAGAAATTGTGCCGTCGTTGCTGGTAGTTTGACGCGTATTTAAACGCAGGGGTATTGTAAATGTGCTTGACATTGTGTTTCCTTATCTTAGTGGGTATCCCTAGCTGTCTCTAAGTCGTCCATCCGGGAAGTTCGGTGGTCAGAATGGGATTAATCTTCCTATAACTACTAATGCAAATATTATATCAATTGCGCCCCAAATAGTAAAAAAGCCACCCTTGTGGGGTGGCTTTTAGGACTACGGAGGTGCTAGTTAAACGCCAGCGGTACCGTAGAGGTTGCGGGCATCATGCCAGCCGGTCGCATAACGCTCGGTGGCTTTGTAGCGCATAGAATCAGTCTCGAAGTCGCCTTCCATGGATTTCTCCATTGGACGACGCATTACGAGCATGAGACCATTCTCAGCATCGGTCTGTACCCACCATGCTTTGCTGGAGCTCAAACGGGTTACAACATGTGTACCCTTTGGAAGCATACCAGTAGACTTGATTGGGTTGAGATCGTTGTCAGCTGTACCAGAACGGAGAACAGACTTGAGGATTACCTCTGCCTGGAACTCGAGTGCTGGAGGAACAACTAACTGCTCAGCTTTCAGACGAATACGCTTACCGTTGTTGTCGATTGCAGAACGGATCTGGATGAGGATCTGCTCAACAGAAGTCTGCGACAAGTTAGCGGCAGTCGATAGCTGATTGCTGTAAGTTAAGCCGTTAGCAACAGGGTGAGCTGTGTTTATTAAAGTTACACCGTCACCGCCAACATAGCCGGCTGTGAATGCAAAGTTTAATAAGTTAGCGCACAATGTCTCTTTGGTCTCAATCATAGACTGAGCCAAATGCTTGGCGAAAGTGCTGCCGATACGGATGTGATCACCGTCTTCCATCAACACTTTGGTCAAGGCATATGCCAAGCCATAGATTTGATAGATGAAACGTGTGATGTACAAAGTACCACCTTGGTCATAGCTGACAGGAGTTCCGTCAGGCATCGCAGGTGCGGCATTCATACCGAACAACATTACTTCTTCGTGATAATTGCGTGGGATGCCTTGGATTTGTTCTACAAAACCTTTCCATTCGTCAGCACGCTGCTCATATACACCATCAAAGACTTCGTTGATAATCGGCTCGACTACCGCACGAAAGTCTGTACTACGCATTGGAGTTGCCATTGCTTATTACCTTTCTTTCGTTAATTAGGAAACCGAGACCTTAGGTGCAACAAACGTGTTGTTGGCGATCTGGACTTGAACAATCGTTTTCGCATCGCCCCAAGCGTTTAACTCGCCTGTTGGATATGCTACTTCACGGCCTAAACCTACTACGCGAACTTGTCCTTGTTGACCGGCAGTTACTGCGGTTGCAGCAATAGCGGTTGTGGAGAAGCCTGCGCCCCCATTACCGATGGAAGTGCCACCTGTTGGGGTGTTTCCGACGGTTGCTGAGAAGTTGTACTGCGATCCGATAGCTGCTGTGGTTACAGAGCCTGCAGACTGAACTTCATATACTAAAGACGGATCAGCAAAGATCCAGAATAAGATTTCAGTTGAAGCGTCTAATGTGGCTTTAGAGGCAAATTTAGCTACAGAGCGACGACCTTGTGAGTCAGTAAACTCTACGCCGTTAAATACGCCGTATACCGGGCTTGTTGCTGCAAGGGTAGCTGCAACTGCTAATTGACCTGAACCTGTGATCCCAACTGGTTGATACTGGAAAAATGACTCACCAGAGTTCAAAGAGTAGGGAGCCGTGTATGTAGACCCAGTGACAAAAGTGTTGGTTCCAACGAATGGAACTGCACGATCAAGACCACTTGGGTGATATACAGGCTTCAGACCAAAGGGTTTAAATGTTGTGGACATTTATTATTTTTCCTTTGTTATATTTTGAAGAATGTTATTGGAAGCGAATATTACTATTTGCTTTTGCGGCCTCTTTTTCCATTTCCAAAATGCCACCTTCAAGAATTGATCTGCCACCTTTGCCGTCCTTAGCAGTGCTACGAACGTTTGCGGTAATATTTCGCTGGTGCTCAAGGGGATCCTCGAGGTGCAGCATGCGCATCACTTCTTGATAGATTTCTTCTGGTAACTTAAAGAGAACCATCTCGTTACAACTAACACAGCCTTCAAACTTGCCCGAGCTCATTTTACCTAGTGCTTCAAAGCCTTTTCCTAATTCTCCGGCTTTCACTGGCTCATAACCCAACGCCATACGTTTGTCGATACTGTCATAATTATTTGTAGTGGATAACCAGCACAAATGGAATCCAGGGATTGTTCCTCCTGGAATATCTGGCAACGCGCTATTTTGCCATTTGTCTCTGAACGCCTCTGCACGTTCGCGCTTTGATTTTAAGTCCGGATCTTCTGCTGCCATCCGTTCTTTTGTTTCCTCGACTCGATCTAATAAACGATCTTCTAAGTCGCGTTTTATTCTTGTGTTTGCCATGATAATTATCCTTTGTTAGCGCGATCATACGATGCGTATGCGCGGATCATTTTGTTTCGTTTTTCAACATCGTCCCACGCACCAGCGTCTTTAATAGCCTGGACACGCTGAGGACTTAACGTGATTGTTCCAGGTCTTGCGCTGGTTGTGTTTGCCACTCGGCTAGAGGCCGTTGGGCCCGCTCTACGAGTTTGCTGTCCACCTTTACTTGTGTAACGGTGTGGCAGACGTGACGATAAACGATTATCCAACTCCTCCCAATACTCAGAATCACTTGGATCCCATCCGTCTTGGGCGAGTTCTTGATCAATTACCTTGGCGATTCTACTATCTGTATCCCGAGCTTGCGGGTCATACCAGGAGTTTTTCTTAAGCCACTGAGTTGCGTTTCTTTGCACTTCAGTGCTAATCTCGTTTGGTACATTTTGCTTTGGGGCTCTTGCTTGCTCGAGCTGTTGTTTTTTGTAGTACTGAGCTTGTTGCAGACGCTGTTTGGCGTCGGTCAATTGCTCTAAGTACTCCATTTGTCCAGGCGCATCATTTTCTTGCGCCGCTTGCAGCATTTTCATTTTGGCGTATTCTACACGAGTTGCCTCGTCTTCAATTGCCTTATCAATCTGCACAAACTGGTACGACGCCGAAGCATTTTCTACTTTAACTAAACGTTCTGCCAGTTCAGCGTTACGTCGCTCAAGCGCACTAATTTTATTACGGGCCGTTGCGTCGCGCTGTTTATTTAATTCTTTCTTTAACCTGCGCTCTTCTCTACGTGCCTCGCGAATTTTTTCGCGGTCTTCGTTTGTTTCTTCAGGATCAGAATCCACCTCGCCACCATCAGCAGCTTCTACGGGCTCATCGTCATCCTGATCACTGTCTTCGACAGCATCATCTTTTTGTTTTTCTTCGTCTGGAAAGTAATCAACATGCTCATCCAGTTTGGCTAAAACGGAGCCATCACTTTGTTCCTTGATAGGAACGTCTTTTTCATTATCTGCCATAATTTTCTTTCAAAATTAGTCTACAAACGCTTTCATTTTCTGCGCATGTTCAAACGACTTGATGCGAGAAATGATTTCACGTGCCTGGATGGTAATAAACACCACGGGGGAGCCTTCATCATCCGGGTTAACAACGAACCGATCACCTCCGTACTTAATCGTACGAACTAGATCGCCAACTTTACACCAGGGGCCTTCAATCCAAGGCTCAAGCGTATCTGGCGACTTATATGCCAAAGGTCCAACTTGGACTACTTTTGCAACGGTCTCATTGAAACGTAACGTCTGTCGGGTCTCATCAACTAAAATGATTCCACCCTTACTTTTAGCTTTTTCCCGTCTTAACTGCACTAATACACGGTCTCCAGCCACTTCAACACCAGGGTCTATCTCAGGAAAACACTCTTGCTCTGAGCGAAGATCTGGGTCTTCTTTTTGTGATATATCAAATGCCATGCGGCAGTCCTTTCTTGAATCTTACGATTCGTCTTCGTCGTCTTCCGTTAAAATCTCGTTAATAATATCCAACGTAATCTTAAAACCCTCGTGTCGGCCAACCAATCTCTGGTAGTCCTCAAACGAATTTACGTTAGTTCCCGCGGTAACGGATTCCGCTAGTGATTTTTGCTCAGCCTTTACACGACCGATAATTTCAGATAAAAAGTCCTTCATAATTTTACTAATGCAAGTATATGAAGGAATCCGCCCTAAAATTAATAAAAATTGCCGCCTTTGATGTCTTTAAGGTTTTTATCTGGCCCGACTTTGCAGTCTTTAGCCATTTTGTTTTGGGCTGCGCCTTTTTTCCAGTTATTACCCCGGTGGCTGCCAGATGCGCCTTTGTCGATGGTTTTCTCGCCAGGGCCGCCGCCGCTACATATTTGGCCGGTTTCCTGGTACGTTTGACGAAAGCCTTTTAAATTTTCGGCCATGTTATGCTCCTGTGGTGGGTTTTGATTGTAGTGCTGCCTGGACGGCCTGTTTGGCTATCTCGGCGTCTGATATAAATTGCTGTTTTTCAATCTCGATACCATGCTGACGGATATCTTTTTCTGCTTCGTTTACTGCTTGTATGCCAAGTCTTGCTTGCTCTTGGGCGAGCGCCATTTCTTGGTTTGTTATTTGCAACTGTGCCTGCATTGCCGCCACGCGCTCGCGCGAGGAGTTATTCATGCTGTTAATTGCCACGTTGGTAGAGTTTTTCTGGTTATCCAGTTCGGTTTGTACTTCGTACTTGCTCTGTAATTCCATGACTTTGCGCTGTAACTCGGCAAGTTTAAGCTCGTAGTCTTGTTGCGACTTGGCCTGTTCCATCTGCATCTTAAGCTGTGACTCTTGCTGTTTACGCTGAGTTTCAGCCATTTGGGTCTTAAGAATAACCTGAGCCGTTGGATCGGCAGAGGCTGCCTGTTGAAGCTGTGCCTCTTTAGCTTGCTGTACTTTTTGAGCTAGTTGTTGTATTTGTTCTACAAATGGTTGCATTGTCATTTTTGAATCTTGCCCAACCATTTGCGAGGCCAAAGCTAACGCCTGTTGAGATTCTAAGTCTAGTGGCTTTTCTTGGTGTAACTCTAACGCATCTCTACCGCCAGATGCCTGGGCCACGTACGCGCGCATGGATTGTAAATAGTGCAGCGTTAAGTGTTGCTTGATGTGCTCAAGTGCGTTAGGTGCAAACGTTGGTCCAATCACTGGGTTAGCGCCATAGGCTGGGTTTGCCGCGTACTCAAGGTGAATCTTAATGTGACTGATGTGGTCCTGGTCTGGATACGCCGCCGCTGGTCGTCCCATGGTCATGGCGACGTTTTCTAGCGCGGGATTGGATTCTTTTGCCCCCAATGGGTTTGGTAATATCTCGTCAATGTTAGGGATTTTAAGCTGGAGTAGCACTCTGCGGTAAGCCGCACGAACGTCAAACATTCCAGGTGGTGCTGAGGCCGCCATTTGAAGGATGGCCTGGTTCTGAGCTAGTCGCTGTGTCTCAGAAAAAATGTTAGGGTCAGATACCGGGCGTACGTCGTTGTTGTACGAGAAGTCACGAACCTCAATTGCCTCGCCGGACTGGTTGTCCATCTGCTCCAAATACCAGTGGTTAATGCGAGAAATAATCGCCAGTGACTTAGCTTGGCTGCGGTGTAAACGTGCGTGAATGCTGGAAAATACTTTAGCGCCTTGCTCAATAAGAGCTTGGGCCGTACCAACCGGCATGTTGTTGTTTGCCTCGCCAATCTTTTCTTCTGCGGTGGTTACTACGCCTTTGGCTGCGTCAGTTAACCAGCCAAGTAAATTAAACAATACGCTGGATGGTTGATTAAACGGCATTGGCATCGCAATCTTGCGAACGTCGTCAACACCAGGTGCTCCCTCAATCTCAACTACTTGCGTAGGCTCGATGCGATCGCTTTGCCCACCAATTCGTCCACCTTTGAGTTTAAGTAGCGTTTGGGAATTATTAATATGCGCCGCGTCAAGGAGAGCACGTAGAGCACCAGTGAGAGCAGCGCTAAGACCACCAATAAGATGGGGAAGGCCAATAGCATAAGCGCCACGCCAAGGGATAAATTTAAACTCGACATACCAGTCCAGTTTTTCAAACTTTTCATCATTTGCTTCCCAGTTACGATACAGACCCAAGACTGTGCTTGTTGTCTCATCAATCATTAAAATGTAAGGAGCGCGTTGTCCTTCAGTTTGATCGTCTTCATCCAAACGCATGAAGCACGTAATCTCGTAAACACGACGCAATCCGTCAATGTTTTTAGAGGGTATGTCTTTGCCCTCAATTTTATCGTTTGCTTTTTCAGATCTTGTCTGATCATTTAACGGTGCATCTGAAGAGTACACGCTGTCAATGTCAACGTAGATACCTGCGTCAATACGCTGTAAGAACGTGTCTTCAGTAATGTCTTGTACTTCAGTGACGCGTTGCGATGTGTAGAAGTTGGTTGACGAGTATGGCAACAATATGTTATCAATCGCGACCCACTCACAGATCGGACGTTTTTGTTCTTCGTCCCAGCGCCACTTAAGGAACTGTGATCCACCTAACGGCAACTGAGTAAGCAGTTGCTCCATTTCATCGCGGTACTCAGGCACCTGCTCGGTTAGCTGCCAGTTAAGGAAGTTAACCTTACGATCTGCCGTCTCTTCTTTTACTCGATCTGCTTCGCCCTTGATGTTAGACTTAACTAAGCCATCGGGTGGAAGTAATTCTTTAGCCGTTGACGCAGCGAAGTCAACGCAGGCCTCTGCCATAACCGGGTGAACCACTTTGGAAGCACCGTCAAACGTCGCCCCTCCAGGTGCATCTTTTCCAAGCCCAGTTCTACGCAATCCTTCTTCATACTGTTTGTCTCGTTGTGAACGCGACTCTTTGTCAGCGTCAATTAAATCTAAATACTCCGTTGCCAGAGATTGTAATGTACTCTCATCAAACACCTCAGCCAAGTTCTCGTAGAACTGTGGATTTTTTCTTGGGCTTTGTTTTTCTTTATAGTTGACAACAACAGAGCCGTCTTCTAACTCAATGACTTCTTCTTCAACGTCGCCGGGTTC